GCTTGCAGAACTCCAGCAAGGTTACTCACGCACTCAAGACTACACGCGGAAGACCCAGCAGATTGCCGAGGTGCGCAAGCAAGTAGAGCAAGAGAGCCAGGCCATCCGCGCCGAGCGTGCGCAATACGCGCAGTTATTGGGACAGTTGGAGCAGCAAGTTCAGCAGGCGGCAGAGCCTCAGATTGATTGGGACCGCCTCTACCAAGAGGATCCCATCGAGTGGGTGAGGCAGAAAGAGCTAGTGCGTGAGAACCAAGCCAAGTACGAGGCTATTCAGAGCGAACAGCAGCGACTTGCAGAAATCTCACGCCAAGAACAGGCGCAGTCTATGCAGGCGTTTCTTGCCACAGAGCAGGAAAGATTGATGGAAGTCCTACCCGAGTGGAAGGACCCAGCAAAGGCCAAGGCAGAGAAAGCGCTACTCATTGAATTCGGGCAGAAAGCCGGATTCCAGCCTGATGAACTGAAGAACATTTTTGACCACCGCGTCGTGAACGTGCTGCGTAAAGCGGCACTGTACGAGCAAATGATGTCCAAGCGGGGCAACATCAAGCCGGTAGTCAACAATGGCCCAAGACCATGTCACGCGCTGGGGTGCAGACTGCAATGTAGTTGTTCATACTTTTCCAGGTCTCGTTCTGAAAAATCTATTGTCGGGGTCATTGAGCCAGCGTTTCATGTACGCCTGATAGTCCAGCTTT